TAGCAATCCTAATATGGAAGGCTCGAGAATGGGGAATATGCACATACAAAATCTAAGAAAAAATGCAGGCTTAGATTACGATCCAGTTAAAAACTAAAATTACAGGTTACAACTTAGGGGCTATGGAAACATAGCTCTTTTTTACAGATAAGTACTACTATGAGCGTAGATACCAATTTAATCAAAAAACCCTATCAAAGGGAAAAATTCACAAAAGCAGAATTAGAGGAACTTGTAAAGTGTACACAAGATCCAACACATTTTCTGTTGAAACATTGTTACATACAGCATCCTACTAAAGGTCGTATGAAGTTTGATTTATATGACTTCCAAGAACGCTTAGTAGATGTTTATCATAAAAATAGATTCAGTATTGCAATGTTGCCAAGACAAACAGGTAAATCAACATGTGCGGCAGGATATTTACTATGGTATGCAATGTTTAATCCAGACAGTACAATATTAATTGCGGCACACAAGTACAGTGGTGCCCAAGAGATTATGCAACGTATTAGATTTGCATATGAAACACTGCCAAATTTTGTTAGAGCAGGTGTAACAGCATACAACAAAGGTAGCTTAGAATTTGATAACGGCAGCCGTATTGTAGCACAAGCAACGACAGAAAACACAGGACGTGGTTTGTCACTTACATTGGTATACTTGGACGAGTTTGCATTTGTACCTCCAAGGATTGCACAAGAGTTTTGGACATCACTTAGTCCTACATTATCAACAGGTGGTAAGTGTATGATTACAAGTACACCAAACCAAGATAATGATCAGTTTGCACAAATATGGAAACAAGCAATAAAGACCATGGACGAATTTGGCAATGAACAAGATGTTGGCATAAACGGATTTAAAAGTATTAAAGTTGATTGGCAAGAACACCCTGACAGAGATGAGGAATGGGCTAAAGAAGAAGCCGCTAAAATAGGCGAAGAACGCTTTAGACGTGAACATGGTTGTGAATTTATTACTGCTGACGAAACGTTAATTAACCAATTAAAGCTAGTATCAATGGAAAGCATTGATCCACACAAACGCACAGGACAAGTGCGTTGGTACAAACCTGTTGTAAAAGGCAAAACCTATATAATTGGATTAGATCCTAGTTTAGGCACAGGAGGCGACAATAGTGCTATACAAGTATTTGAAATGCCTGGTATGAAACAAGTAGCTGAATGGATGCATAATAAAACTCCTGTAACCGATCAAATACGTATAATGAAAAGTATTGCCCAAACTATACAAGACGAATCATCAGAAAGTGAAATCTATTGGAGTGTTGAAAACAATACACTTGGAGAAGCCGCTCTTGTGGTTATATCTGAGATGGGTGAAGAAAATATACCAGGAACATTTATTAGTCAGCCTAGAGCGGCGAACAGGGCATATAGAAAAGGATTTACTACTACTAACAAAAGCAAACTTGCGGCATGTAGTAAGTTTAAGAATTGGATTGAAACTGATAAGATGACTATATACAGTCATGCACTACTACAAGAAGTAAAAACATTTATTGCTAGAGGTAGTAGTTTTAGTGCAAAAGATGGCGAAAAAGATGATTTAGTTATGAGTACACTATTGGTTGTTCGTATTGTACAACAAGTAGCACAATATGACGAGAATGCATATGATGAATTAAGAGACACGTTCAGTGATGAAGACGCAGTTGAACCGATGCCATTTGTGTTTCTAACATAAATACATTAAAGGACATGTTATGATTAAAAGTGACAATATTGCAGGCGATATTTTTAAGATATTAAAAGGCAGTGGGCAAACTGTTAAACTTTTCACCGACGAAGGAGAAAACACAGTTGACCAAAATAAAGCAAGAAGATTTTATTTACCCCAGTCTGGCAGTATGGTTAATCTTGACGAAACTGATAGTAAACGAGAAATTAGAGTAAGTATTAATCGTAACACAGAACTTAACGAAATAAAAGATACATTAGATCAATTAAAGATATTAGCAAATAGGAGTATAATAGAGTATACACTGAAAAGTTTTACTAAACAAATAACTCCGAAAGACCAAGATTACCAAGCACAAAAGGTGAGAGACATGAAAATAGACGAAGGTATTGGCGCCGCATATGGTACTAGCAAGAGCAGTTATCAAAAATTAGAAAGTGCCAAACTCATTATAAAACACACAAAACCAGTTAATGAAGAATCACGTGGTAGCCGTAGCAGAAACATCAGTGCTATATATGTTGAAAATGCGGAAGGCGAACGTTTTAAGATGCCAACTAACAACTTAGCAGGCGGTAGAGCTATGCTACGTCATGTTAAAGAAGGTGGCAATCCACATGATACATTTGGACAAAACATTCAAGAACAAACAGTAGAGCTTAAAAAGCTCAAAGAGTTTGCAAACTACAGCAAACGCAATGGTTTGGTAAATGAAGATACAGCAGATATTGTGGAAGCAGTCTCTAACCGCATTGCTAGTATCAGAGAAACAATTAATAAACTCAAAGGCATTAAAGCATATAACGAAGCAAAAGATGCGTTTGAAGCAAAAGAAGTAAAAATAAACGAAACAGATCGTAATAAACTTCGCAGTCAGTTTACAGTGCGTTCATTTGATGAAAGTTTAGATGAAGCATTACCGTATGTAAATGCATTAGTTAAAGAGATGAAAGCAATCAAAGAAGCTGATGACTTTGCAATACAAACAATTGATGACCTTGTTAGTACAATTGAAAAAATGGATTCAGTTAGACTACGTAAAGGCATTAATGTAAAAAGTGATCCAGAGAATCCATTGGTAAGCAAGAAACTTGCTAATATGCCAATTAATACACAGTTGGGTGCAGTTGCTAGTTATCTTAGTGGTGCAATCGATGGTGGCAAAGATCAGGATCAACTTTCAGTTTTACTTGCAAGATTCGACGATGTGGTTGACAATGTAAAAGATGGTGCTATGCTTAAGAAAGCAATAAGTGCTATTAAAACATTAATGCCCAAGTTAACTGCAAAAGCAAGTGAATCTAAAGGTGTAGCTGGTGACAACTATGAACAAACATTTGAGGGAGTATTTAACAAATACGATTTTAATAAACTTTTTGGTTGACAACAACACTAATTACACATATACTAGTGACTATATGTTAGTAGTCACAAAGGCATACTTAGGCATAAACATAGGCAAAATATAGGAGAATAACTATGGCAACATTGGCAGAAATTCGTGCAAAATTGCAAGAGCAAGAAAACCGCGGAGGCGGTGGATCAAGTAACTCAGGTGGCGACAACGCTATCTTCCCATTTTGGAATATCCCAGAAAATTCAACAACAGTACTACGCTTTTTACCAGATGGTGATACAAGCAACACTTACTTTTGGCGTGAACGTCAGATGATTCGTTTAGAATTTGCTGGCATAAAAGGTGACAGTAACAGTCGTAAAGTTACTGTAAACGTTCCATGTAATGAAATGTGGGGACCGGTAGGTAGTTGTCCAGTACTATCAGAAGTACGTCCTTGGTTTAAAGATCCTAAACTTGAAGATATGGGTCGTAAGTATTGGAAAAAGCGTTCATACGTTTTCCAAGGTTTTGTAGCTGAAAGTAGCTTACAAGAAGATACTACACCTGAGAATCCTATTCGTAGGTTTATTATTAATCCTAGTATTTTTAATATTATTAAAGGTGCATTAATGGACAGTGATTTCACTGAACTTCCAACAGATACTGAACAAGGTACTGACTTCCGTCTTACTAAGACAACTAAAGGTCAGTATGCAGACTATTCAACTAGTAGTTGGGCTAGACGTGAACGTAGTTTAGATTCAAATGAACGTGCGGCAATAGATGCTAATGGATTGTTTACTCTAAATGATTATCTTCCAAAGCAACCTAACGAAGAAGAGCTTGGTGTAATTGGACAAATGTTCGAAGCTAGTGTTGATGGTCAAATGTATGATCCAGGATTATGGGGCAATTATTATCGCCCTGCTGGTGTACAAATTGACACTTCGAATAGTGCTCCTAAGGGCGGAGCAAGTACTCCAAGTCCAGCACCACAAGCGGCACCTGCTCCAGTAGCAGAAGCTCCGGCTCCGGTTACTCCACCTGAAAAACAGGAACAAGTAGCAGAAGCAGTAGCGGCAACCGCTCCGGCGAGTGCAGAAGGCGAAAAGCCAAGTGCTCAGGACATTTTGGCGGCAATTAGAAATCGTAACAACTAATCAATAAAAACTATCTGTAGGCGGCATGTAGTCGCCTACTGTGGCTTTATGGAGAAATAGATGGCAAAACCTTTTGACGTAAGTAAATTCCGCAAAAGTATTACTAAGAGTGTGCCTGGACTCAGTAGCGGATTTAGAGACCCTGATACATGGATCTCTACAGGTAACTATACACTAAACAAACTACTAAGTGGAGACTTTAATAAAGGTATTCCGCTAGGTAAAGTAACAGTGTTTGCAGGCGAATCAGGTGCAGGTAAAAGTTTTATTTGCAGTGGTAACCTAGTTAGAGAAGCACAAAAGCAAGGTATCTTTTGTGTGCTGATTGACAGTGAAAATGCATTAGATGAAAAGTGGTTACAAGCACTAGATGTTGACACCAGTGAAAATGCATTATTAAAACTAAACGTAGCAATGATTGACGAAGTTGCTAAAGTTATTAGTGAATTTATGAAAGACTACAAAGCAACATATGCTGACAAAGAAGATGAAGATCGCCCTAAGGTATTGTTTGTAATTGATAGTCTGGGCATGATGCTTACTCCTACAGATGTTGATCAGTTTACTAAAGGTGATATGAAAGGTGACTTAGGTCGTAAACCTAAAGCACTAACTGCACTTGTAAGAAACTGTGTAAACATGTTTGGTGACTATAATGTAGGACTAGTAGCAACTAACCACACATATGCATCGCAGGATATGTTTGATCCAGATGATAAAATATCAGGTGGACAAGGCTTTATCTATGCTTCAAGTATTGTTGTTGCTATGCGTAAACTCAAACTCAAAGAAGACGAAGATGGTAACAAAGTTACAGATGTTCGTGGTATTAGAGCGGCATGTAAAGTTATGAAAACTAGATTTGCAAAACCTTTTGAGAGTGTACAGATTAAAATTCCATACGAAACAGGTATGAATCCATACAGTGGGTTTGTTGACTTGTGTGAGAAACTTGAACTCTTGAAGAAAACTGGTAACCGTTTGGAATATACAAGTCCAGCTACTGGTGAAGTTATTGTACAGTTTCGTAAAGCATGGGAATCTAACACAGATGGACACTTGGATACTATTATGAGGGAATGGGGACAAAAAGACCTTCCTGAACTAAATATCCAGGAACAAGAAGTCTTACTTGAGGAAGAGCCTATAAATGAAAATGAGTGACTCGGAGATAGCCGCCTATATAGATATGTGGCTATCTATTAAAACCTACATCAATGCTAAAGATAAAGAACTTGCATGCGAAAAGTTTCTAGCAGTTATTAACGAACAAATTTGCGATTTAAGTGAAGTAGGCGATGAATGGTTTGGATTTGATTCAACACTTGACAGAGTAATCAAAGACAGTTATTATGAAGATGCTTATGATAACTTAGATGAAGACTCTGATGAATATGATGATTGGTAAATGACTTGGTATAGCAAAGTACGGCAGGATATAGCTAATATTGTTCCTGCAATTGAATACTTCGAAACTCAACTAGATGAAGCAAGATTAGATTGTGGACTCAAAGGTAACGTGGAAAAACATTCACGTGATATGCCTGGTATAGTCGAGTATCGTTTTAATCAGTTGCAAGAACTAGAAGCTATCCTCGAACATCTTAATATTGAGATGCGTAAAATACGTAACAAACATTACAGAAAATACTTGGAATCATACAATAAAGCACTTAGTAGTAGAGATGCTGAAAAGTATGCTGACGGTGAACAAGAAGTAATTGACCAACAACACATAATAAATGAAGTAGCACTAATTAGAAATAAGTTTATGGGACTAATTAAAGCCGTGGATGCTAAACAATTCCAAATAAACAATATTGTTAAGCTGAGAGCGGCTGGGCTAGAGGATGTAAGTTTATGATAGTAATATTCTGCTTGCCAGGTAATAGCTACAGTGGTAACTTTTTACAATCTTTTACAGAGTTATGGACATGGTGTTTACAAAATGGTATCCAACCTATACTAAGTCAACAACACAGTAGTATGGTAAATTTTGCTCGTTGTAAAGTAGCAGGTGCTGATGTAACAAATGGTCCTAAGCAAAAACCATTTGATGGTGTTCATTATGATTATATGATGTGGATAGACAGCGATCAAACATTTACTGTAGAGCACTTCAGAAAACTACTAAGTATGCAATGTGATGTTGCAAGTGGCTGGTACAGTCAACCTCATGGATATACACCTGTAGTAGAAAAATTAGATGATGCATACTTCGCTGAGAATGGACATTATCAGTTTATAAAAACAGATGAAATGCTAGAACGTAAGTTTGCTTTTAAAGCAGATTACATAGGTTTTGGCTGGGTATTAGTCAAGCAAGGTGTATTTGAACAAATGGAATATCCTTGGTTTGCACCTAAAAAACTGAAAATCCCACAAGGGTATGAAATGTGCAGTGAAGATGTTGCTTGGTGTTTGGATGCAAAAGCACTAGGTATAGATATCTATGTAGATCCACAAATACATGTTGGGCATGAAAAAATACAAATAATTTAAAAAAAGATGCATAAAAAGGTTGACAGTAAGAACTCTTGGTGCTATAGTGTATGTATAGTTAGAAACAAAGAAGGAATACACAATGTTTAGAATCCCTAGCTTTTATGAGA